TATGATAGATTGAATAGAATATTTTACTAAATAGAAACTATTATAAAGAGAGAAACAGAAATGTTCTTTATACGTAGTGCCTTTTAGATGTTCGAACATATATAATAGATTTCTATAAAATTAAAGTCAATCTATCCGCGTACACGACGTCCACCATGTGCTCCCATTTGTATACGGCCCGTTGACAAAACTGGCCTGGAACCTCCTGAGATCCTCCCTCCAGTTAACTTCTCCACACCTCGAGCAATACCAGCGACAGATGCTCCCACTTCAGGGTGTCCCAAAGCAGTTGCTACCGGACCCGCAACCTTACCAACTCCGTGGGCAATTTTATGAACCATCGTCTTAAGGCCACTCCAGAAACCGCCTCCGCGAATCTCATAATAACCGATATGATGAACTTGTGGTGCATTGTCTCTCGCCGCCAATACCATTTCAGGTGTCAAATTTCCAAGTGAAGCCCGAGCAACATTAGGTCCAATAGTAAAGGTCCCTTCATTAATAACAGACATGTTGAATACAGGGGTAAATGGAGAAGATGACATATTCTTAATATCGACTTGAACTGAAAGATTATATGATCCTTGAACGCCAGGTGCTTCAAAATCAAGAAGACCAATATCTTTACCGAATTCGATGGCAATTACCGAACCCTTAAAGTTTTCAAAATCAGGAAAAGAAACATTCAACCCATTACGGACAGACATTTCATAAAGGTCTTGTTTTGTAGCATTACCGAGTAGGTTAGTTTCATTACCCCAGTTGATAGAAACACGCTCAATAGCACAAAAGGCATCACTAACAGTAAAACTCTTTGTTGCTTCGCTGTGAGGAAAATGAAGATACAAGAATTTAGGAATTTGTGAAAGACGGATAGTATCACTCATTTGTGTAAGAGTTGCTCCTGCTGCTAATTGAGGAACAGAGCGTTGATAATGAACTGGTTGTAAATATGGAAGAACTTGAACTTCAGGTAGACGTTGAGTAAGAGATGGTGTGATAAAAGTCATTAGCAATTCAGGTGCTTGAAAGAAGGTGGCGGTAATTCCCGTAACAGTATCACCATCATGGACGGAGTGAGAAAAGCATCTTCCTAAATCTTGCTTATATCTCATCGAAATGTTAAGAGAATTCACATTCACCATTCCCTCAACTTGATGACCTAATCCAGCGTAAAATGGAGAGATCCATATAGGTTCAACTACCTCAATACGAACAGTAGAAGAATTGATAACTTGAACGCTAAAAGCTCCACGTGGAATATCAATCGAGTTTTCACCCCTATCAGCAAGAGGATTCATAGCACTACCATGTTGTAAAAAGTCAGCATATTCCTGATATGTATCAGGCATAGATGGAGAAGTAGTCCATGATTTTCTTCGGTCATTAGCATCATTACCATAGCATAGAAAAGCATGAAGATGAGAACCGACTTGTTGTGATATGGTTTCACCATTAATTTCAACATTAATAACATCAAGAACAGAAGAATGTGGAAATTGACGGAAAGCATCATGCGAAGTCAAATCCAAATCTCCTCCTGTAAGAGAAACCTCAATATAACTGCGAATTCTTATATATCGGTCAATAATAGTAGTAGCAGAAGGAGGAGTAATCGAAAAATTACAACCATTATTACTGTGACTATCAGCCACAAAAGTGGATTGTTGAACACGTTGTCCTCCTAAAAGAACCATATGGGTTTTTTCGGTATCAGGAACAACATTAACTCGAGGTTCTAAAACTTTGTAGATTTCACTCATCTTAATATAATATATCAATATAAAAAAATTATATCAAACATCTTTTAAACATCTTTTAAAAAGTGGGGGGATATTAAAATTTTTTCATAAATCTCAATTGTAAAGAATAGTCTTGAATTCCTTGTAAGTCTAATGGCTCATCTGTTCCATCTACATATCGAACCCTTAATTCAATATCGGTATTCTTTAAATCAACTGTGGAATCTAAATCATAATAATCATCATCACGAAAAGTATTCAAATAATATCGATTTTCAACATCTTTTACAGATAATTTAATAACCCTCAATATACTTGTAAGTTCGTTTCTCTCTTTTCCCTTTAGTTCAGGATTGACAGGAATAGTTGATGTCTGTATAATCAAATCTCTAACATCATTCAATCCCTCTAATCCATGACTATGAACCCTATATAAAGATACATCACCTAAACCCTGAACTGTATAACTTCGTAAATCAGTAATATTAAGTCCATCTAAATTCATTTCATAAGACATAATATCAGCATGAGGATTATCATAAACCTGATGAACGCTAAATGACAATCGGTTTATCATATCTCTTGACATCAATACATGCATTTTTTGAGGGACATCAGGATTGATATGGTCTTTCTCTACATAAAAAGATAATTTCTCATCTATATAATCAAAGAAAGGGGGAAAATTACCGACCGCCCAAGTAGGATTTTTAAGTCGCATTTGTGAGTATGCTAATTTAAGTCGGTCATTTAAATACGCCAAAAAATCTCTAATGTTCCTATAGTCTTCGTTAAATGCGACCGCATAATCTATACTATTATCTTCACCACCTTCTAAATATAGACCCATAGTAAATTGCCTCTTTAATCTATAATCTTTATCTCTCTTCATTAGATTAACAGTCTGTAATGGAATAAAAGCACTCTTTACTTGAACCTGATACTCATTAGGGTTTTCTACGATAGGAGAAACTCTATTAGCACTAAATCTACTACTTTCTTGATGGTCAAATCCACGGGTTGCAGCATCAGCCATACCACCTGATCTTTGACTTATATTCAAATTAATTATAGAATTGCTTAACATTTATATATTATAGTAGTAAAAAAATATGCTATAATATAACTCACAAGATTCGACTCACAAGATTCGACTCACAAGATTCGACTCACCATATTGTCTTTTTGTCTTTTTTTCCTTTAAAATGAGAAACTTTTATAAAGGTGGAGATATATAATTTTTACTTTTTAATATTTTTAAAAAATATAGACAAAAAAGACAAAAAGACAAAGTGTTAAATTCCTATTCTTTCCACATCTATTCTTTCAAAAGAGAGAACCGTCACCCAGAAATCAGCGTTATAATATCTATTTGTTGTAAGTAGATGTATGAACTCTTTTAAAGAGAGATGACGAAAACGAATACGTAATGAGGCGTATCGACCACATGTGTTTTCATCATGTCTGCTTGATTGTATCATTTTAGAATTATAATAATAATCATATCCACTCTTCTCTAAAAGATGTGTAAGATGAGGGACCACAACACCACCCATGTTCCTAACATTAAATTTACTAAATTGAAGTTCTTTATCAATCCCCATTCCTAAACTATCAAAAACTTCGATATGATTTTTCCCCATCTTCATAACAGAAACAAAATGACCGAACGTTCTTGATTGTTGATATAATAATACACATGCTCCGTGTTTCCCTAATAATTCATCTATACTATTTATTTTCATTAAATCTTCATAAATATGAATTTCGCTTTTACCTCTTGTAAGTTCCATAATATCTTGACCACTTAAAGGGTATTGTATTGCGGAATGAACTAATTTATCTAAATTTTTCATTTATTATATAATACCTTTATTTTATCTTTTTAGAAAAAAGCATCTTTTACAAAAGATCCCCCTACGTTCCTGTTCTTATAATAGTATTAGAAAGCATCTTTAAATTAACACGATTTAAGCGGTCAAGTCTATCTATGTTTCTTTGGATTACGGATTGAGTAAGGCGACCAGCATATCGGGTAGGTTTTACACTAAACATTTTATTGCTATTCAAAGCAGGTCTTAAAGGATTAGGGGGGTATGATTGTTCAATAGGTGCGGAGTTATTGACCCCGAGTGGAAGAACCCCTAAGCGTGATGCCTGTGATGTCATGGGTAATTTTCTTGAATACACTAATCTTTCGAATTGAGATGGAAATTCAGCCATAATGCTCTATATATAATATCAATATATTATAAATGAGTCAATTTAAGTTATTGAAAAATAAAAAAAGCATTAATAATGGTAAAATAATAGCACAGGTAAAAGGAGGACAATTTGATAGATATTACCTTTACATGAAAGTAGTGAAAAGAAAAATCGATGATTTGCCTAACTCTTTCTTAGATAGGTTGAATGATGAATATTATGAATTATTGGATTACGCAATCCATACAGGATTAGAACCTGAAGATGAACATGTAAATAAGTTATTTTATGATGCTATAGAATTATTCGAAAAAAAGAAAACAAAAGGGTTTCAATTGGGAACAGGTAAATTGGAAGTCATGCCGAACCCTGATGTATACGAAAGGTTGTTTATAGCAGGTCAATCTGGAAGTGGAAAATCATATTTTGCATCTCAATATATAAAACGTTATTTAAAGATGAATCGAAAGAATGATTTTGTTTTAGTATCATCTGTGACCGATGATGAAAAATTAGAGAAGTTAGAACCACAACGAATAGAACCTGAAAGCTTAGTTCAAGAAGGATTAGGTCATGATGAAATAGAGAATAATGTGGTATTATTTGATGATGTTCTTTCGATTCCTAACCGTGCTGTAAAAAATGCCGTATTAAATAATCTAAATCATCTTATAGAAACGAATAGACATACACAGACAAATGTTATTATTATAAATCATCTGCTTTCAAATCATCATGAGACAAGGAAAATCATAAATGAAGCAACAAGTATAACGTTTTTTCCTAATACAAATAAGGCAGGTATAGAAAAGTATTTAAAAGCGTATGAAGGCTTGAATTCCAGTCAAATACGAAAGATTGTGAATTTACCATCAAGAGCAGTTACTCTTTATAGAGGTTTTAACCGATATATAGTATATGATAAAGGAGCATTTTTGATTTAATGGGGGATATATATCCCCCCTACCCCCTTTTGTAATCTTTTTCTAAAAGATGTAAAAGATATTTTTCTCTCGATATATTATATAAAATGTCTGTTAATCAATTAGTAGATTATGAGAAATCGGTAGATTTAGACCTCAAGTTAGATATGAATGGAAACAGAATAAAAAATGTAGGTGAAAGTGTAGAGGATAGTGATGTTGCGTCTAAAGGATACGTTGATACTGTATTATACGGTGGTGGTCAAAGATACACCCCTAATGTATATCAAAATCTTTATACTTTGAAAGTTCCAGTAAGAACAATTCAATTCAATACATTAGCAAGTCTTCCTCTATTTGATACAGACCCACATGGAGATGATTTTGTAGGTGAGAGAAGAGTAGAACCATCATTATTGCCTGATGGTAGTCTTATTAAATACACTTTTCGTGGAAACTATATCAATAATAATGATAAACCTTTTATTCTCTCTTCTGTGGATTTAGATATAGGTTCAACACGCACAAATTTAAGTGCATCAAGTGTTAATAGAGAGAAACTTATTTTTAATCCGGCAACCGAATTCAGTAGAAGTTTTTACGAACACATCATTACAATAAGGGTGGATAAAAGAGTATTAGGTGTTCCTAAATCAATTATCGCATATTCTTTTAGAACACATACAAGCAAACAACTTGATGAAAATATACCTACTGATGTTGATGATCAAAGTCAAACGAGTGTATTTTTTCAGGGAAATACAGTAGATTTAGGAGAAATGCCTTTTCTTACAAATATTACCTATAATGGAGATACTAATAATAGTGATGATGAAAATTATGGATTACAATTAAATCTTGTGGAAGCAAAATTGGAGGTTATGCAAAAAGTTCCCTAAATAATTTAAATCTCATTATAATATAAATGAGTATCGTATCCCACCTGACTGATTATAGTAAGTCTAATGATATGGATTTAAGATTAAATATGAATGGTAATAGAATAAAAAATATACCTTTAACATCTGTAGAAGCGGGTGATGCGGTTTCAAGAAAATATGTTAATGACTTAACTGGTTCAACATTACAAACAACTATGAAACATCATGTAGAAGAACATGCGTTTAGTACATTACTTAATGCCTCTGTAAGTTCTGCAGGAAGACATACATTATTTACTGAATTATATCCACAGGTTCTCGCTCAAGAACATGCATTTGGTTCAAGCAATTTTAATTTTACAACTTTAGGTATTGGTAGTGAATACAAGATAAAGCAAAGATTTTCAATAGAATTTGATGGAGGAGTTGATAAAAATCATCATATTATTGGACATATTGTTTTAAAATTAAGCGACCCTATGAATTTTGCTGTAAGAGAAGAAATACAATTATCACAATTAGACAAGAAACCACTAACAATACCTCGTATAGACAATCCATTTTCAGGACAAGTAAGAAATATGTTAGAATATGAAATTACAATAAGGAGAACTACAACGAATAAGATGAGTGCATATTTAACTACACGAGCATTTTCTTCCTCTACACAGATGGAGGGACAATCATTAGAAGTTATAGATAATCTATTTACGGAAAATGAATATACATGTATTCATGATCCTGTTGAATTTATGATGGGAATGTATAGGTTTGATAGATATGTAGAGGTAGGTATAGTATTTCCACGAGAAGATGATAATGATGAATTTACTCTTTATTATTTAGGACATACAGAATCAACACAAATGAGAAAACCATTTTCATAATAAAGAAAAAGTATTGCAAAAAGCGCAACTCTTAGCCGACAACTCTTTCCACTCTAATCTTTTGTTTTTCAATTAAAGAGTTCGTCCATTCAATCACACTATCATCGACAAATCTGTATTTATCGATAATATCTTGTATCTTCTGGAGTGCTTCATCATTATATTCATTATAGTAGTCAATAAGATTGTTGACATGTTGTTCAGTAGGAGATTTAACACGTTTATATTGTTGTAATAAGAGAGAAATGTTCTTTTGAAATTCTGTAATAACATTTTTGATTTCTGTTTTTTCATTTACTTTCTTTTTCTTAGATACAGGTGGAGTGGGTTCAGGCGGGGTTGGTGGTATTTCCATAACTTCTTCTTCAATAGATACTTTCTTTTTCTTTTGTTTCTTTGTGGGGGATTTATCCCCCCTACCCCCTTTTGTAATCTTTTGTAAAAGATCTTTTTTTATTGGTTCTTCTTCAATCCAGTTATCTACAATATATTTTTCATCATTATTCGGTAATTCCCCTACATCATCAACTTCGTCTACAACTTCGTCTACAACTTCGTCTACCACTTCGTTTTTCGGTAATTCCCCCACATCTTCTTCCACCGCTTCAGGAGTTTCCATTTCATCTTCATCATCACTAAATTCTCTAATCTTTTTCTCTCTTTTCTTTCGAATTTTCTTTGCTTTAATCTTATCATTCTTGGGTTCCTCCACTTTAACACCCTTTAGATTAGATAGTAGTTTATTCAAATCATATACACTTAAACGCTTTAATGAATCCATAGGAAGGTCGGTTAATCCCTTTAATTCTTCAAGAACTTTCTTTTTACTCATTTATATTAGATGAATAAAAAAAATGGCGAAATTGAACGAATTTCATTTAAATTTATATCTTAAAAATATTGTTAATTTATTAAAAAATTCTTTGACATTATTTTTAGTCTCTTTTTTTAGATCTGCTATACCTTTGTTAAAGTTAGGACTTTTATTAATTTCTTCAAAATCCACCTCACCATTAGCGTAGTCAGTAAATTCAAAGGAAAAAAGATTATTCCATGAAAAGATACCATTCTGCGAATAGGTGGTTTCGTATCGTTTCCTTTCTAATACTCCTATAACATCTTTAATAATTTTAGTAGTTTCGGTCATATTTTTCTTAATAATTTTTGATATTTTTTTTATAGTAGGTTTTGGAATGGGGGAAAGACCGAACTTATCAGGGTTAGATGCGTTTAAAGCTGTTGTTATAGCTCTTGGAACACCCTTGAATTCATTATTACCTTTCTTGATAAACTCTTCTATCGTATGTTTAAACTGCCTATAATAAAGTGTCATATAATCCCATATAAACACTAAGTCCCTCCATTCTTGTGAATCATCATCATAATTATTTCTCGA